TTCACCATTGAAAAGGCAACTGTAACTGCTAAGACTCGTGCGCTTAAGGCAGGTTACACTATGGAACTTGCACAAGACCTTAAGGCTATCCATGGTTTAGATGCAGAAACAGAATTGGCTAACATTCTTTCAACAGAAATTCTTGCTGAACAGAATCGTGAAGTAGTTCGTAACGTTAATGTTAAGGCTAAGCTTGGTTGTCAACAAGCTAATATCACAACTGCTGGTACTTTCGACTTGAATGCTGATGCAGATGGTCGTTGGAGTGTTGAACGCTACAAGGGAATGCTTGTACAGCTTGAACGTGAAGCTAATACAATTGCTAAGCAAACACGTCGTGGTAAGGGTAACTTTGTTATCTGTTCTTCTGACGTAGCTGCAGCACTTTCAGCTTCTGGAATGCTTGACCACGCACCTGCATTATCAACACAACTAAATGTTGATGATACTGGAAATACCTTCGCTGGTGTTCTTAATGGTCGTACCAAGGTCTTCATTGACCCATACGCAACCGTTGACTATGTCACTGTTGGTTATCGTGGAAACAATCCTTACGATGCTGGTTTATTCTATTGCCCATACGTACCACTAACTATGGTTAAGGCTATCGGTGAGGAAGACTTCCAACCTCGTATCGGATTCAAGACTCGTTATGGTCTTGTTGCAAATCCATTTGTTGGATCTACTCCAGATTCTGACGCTGGTTCAAATCGTAGTAATCCTTACTATCGCATTTTCGCAGTTTCCAACATCTTGTAATCTAATTACAGATAATTATTTCAAGGGAGTCCTTCGGGACTCCCTTTTTGTTTATAATTTTTCGGGTTTAAACATGAACATGATTTAAGTATAAATAATATTATGAATTATTATAATAACAGGATCTATTCTTTGGACAATTTTATTATTCGGTGCACTGGGTGAATTGGTTGAATATATTATAAGGAAAATAAAATATGATTAGATTTAGAAAACGAGATATTGGGTGTTGGAGAGAAGCAGATTCTAATACTGTAGATAAGACTCCAATAGAATTCAAAAATGAAGAAGAATTGTTTAATTATATCAAAAGAGAACAGCCTTGGACAGATAATGACGAATATCCATTACAAGTTTCTGACTCTTGTGTAGTAGGTTGGACAGTCTTGGGATTTTTGGTGGACGAAAATAATGAAATATTGTAGGATTGGAAATTTTTTATATAATAATCCTCCCATTAATGTTGACAGTGTATGAGAAGATTCATTCTATTTGGTCAGAGAACGAGCTGAGAGATGTTTACAATACAATGGATAGAATCGTATATATGATTGTGGAAATACAGTATATGGATATATATAAATAGAGATATGGCAGAACTAACTGAAAATAAAAACTATTTAGCCCCAGGTGCATTTAAACTAACACTTGATTCAAGCAGATTTGCTAATACCGAATATTTCTCAACTACATGGAATCATCCTAATATATCAATGGGATCGGTAGCAGCTCCATATAAAAAGTTTCAAAATTTCGAACCAGGTGATCGATTAGAATTTGGCACACTTGAATTCCAATTCAATGTTGATGAAAACATAGAGAATTATAAAGAGATGTATGATTGGATGATATATAATAGAGATAATATCGTCCCAATTAAAATTGATGCCATTGTACATGTCATGTCTTCTCATAATAATGTAATTGCGCAAATAAAATATGTAGATGCATTTCCTATATCATTAGGTGCATTGGCATTTGATGCGTCGTTAACAGATGTTGAATATATCAAATGTGACATGTCACTTCAATATTCATACTTTGAATTCCTATAAATAGTATTATATTATGAAATTAGATGATGTATTAAGCGAATGGAAAAAAGATTCAGTTATCCAAAAAATGGATTTGGATGAATCGAGTAGAAACACACCAATTCTACACGCAAAGTATTTAGAAATGCTTATGTCTGCTAAACTTAAGTTAAAGAGGAAGCAGCAAGAACAAAAAGTATTATTGCGCGATAAGTGGATGCACTTTTCGGGAAAACTTGCTAAGGATGAAATAGATGATCATGGTTGGGATTATGATCCATTTAATGGTGCGACTGTACTAAAGTCGGATTATTCATATTACTTCGAAGCTGATCCAGATTTACAGAAAAATGATGCGTCAATTACATATTGGAAAACCATGGTTGAAACATTACAAGAGATTGTCGACAATTTGAAGTGGCGACATCAGACAATTAAGAATATGATTGAATGGCATCGCTTTACGTCGGGTGCATAATGGAAAAGGTGACTATAACTCGAGTTAATGCTGTCGACATTCAAGTCGAATGTGATGATGGCATTGCAATGGAGCTATCAGAGTACTTCACGTTTAAAGTTCCCGGCTATCAATTTATGCCAACCTATCGTAATAAGCTTTGGGATGGTAACGTACGTTTGTTCAATAGACGTAGTAACACAATATATGCAGGATTAACTCGTTATATTGAAAACTTTTGTGAACAAAGAAAGTATAAGTTCATTAATAAAGATGATTCCACAAAGTATGTTGCATCATATATTGATAAACTAATTAAGAAAATTCCTCTTACATCTGGAACAAAAGATATTACCCCTAGAGATTATCAATTAGAAGCTGTTAAACACGCTGTAACACATACTAACTCGTTGCTATTAAGTCCCACCGCATCTGGTAAATCACTTATAATCTACATTCTTATAAGATGGTTTCTTTTAATGTCACAAAAGAATATCTTATTGATTGTTCCAACCACATCTCTTGTTGAACAGATGTATACAGACTTTGAAGATTATTCGCAAAAAGACTCTTCATTTAATGTAGCCGATATGTGCCATAGAATTTATTCAGGTAAAGATAAATCTGGTTATGATCAACGTATTACTATTACAACATGGCAATCTATATATAAGTTACCAAAGGCTTGGTTTAAAAATTTTGGTATGGTCATTGGTGATGAAGCACATACATTCAAAGCAAAATCACTAACATCCATTATGGAAAAGTTGGTTAATGCTTATGTTCGAATTGGCACAACCGGGACGATAGATGATACACAAACGCATCGATTAGTATTGGAAGGTGTATTTGGACCTGTACATAAAGTAACTACTACAAAGAAGTTAATGGATAACAATGATTTAGCTCAATTATCAATTGATGTTATACTGCTTAAGCATTCAGAAGAAAATAGGAAGAAATGTAAAAAGCTGTCATACCAAGAAGAATTGGATCTAATTGTTAGTCATGAAAAAAGAAATAACTTTATAAAGAATCTAGCTTTAACTCAACAGGGGAATACACTTATATTATTCAATTATGTTGATAAGCATGGTGTACCTTTATATAATGCCATTAAAGAAAAAGCTGCAGATAATAGAAAGATTTTCTATGTTTCAGGGAAAGTCCCTACAAAGGAAAGAGAAATAATTCGAGCTATTACAGAGAAAGAAACCAATGCTATCATTGTAGCTTCAAGTCAATGCTTTAGTACAGGTATAAATATTAAAAATCTCCATAATATCATATTTGCTGCTCCATCTAAATCACAGATAAGAATATTACAATCTATTGGTAGAGGTTTAAGAAAGGCTGATAACAATAAAGATACTAAAGTATATGATATAGCTGATGATATGGTATGGAAATCTAAAAAGAACTACACTATTAAACATGCTATGGAACGAATTAAAATCTATACTAAAGAATTATTTAAGTTTAAAATACATGAACTTCAATTCTAGCCTGTATATACTAGCCTTCCTTAGTGGTTTCCTTAGAATATTATAACAAAATAGTAACCGATTGTACAGGAAAAAATGCATAAGTTTATGGTGTACAAATCCTTACAAATAGTATAATATAGTATTATGACAACTAAAAAGAAAGTAGCTAAAAAGCGTACTCAGAGAGCACCAGAGCATTATGTCAATAACAAGGAGTTTTCCCAAGCTGTTATGGATTATGTCAATGAAGCTAATAAGGCAAAGGAAGAAAAAAGAGAAGTACCGATTGTAACTGATTACATTGGTAGATGTTTCCTTCGTATTGCCGAAGGCTTGTCACATAAACCTAACTTTATAGGTTATACTTACCGAGAAGAAATGGTAATGGATGGTGTTGAAGATTGTATTAAACGCATAATGAATTATAATATTGAAGTTGCTACCCGCACAGGAACACCAAACGCATTTGCATATTTTACTCAAATGTGTTTCTTTGCGTTTCTTCGGAGAATTGCAAAGGAAAAGAAACAGCAAGACATTAGAATGGCTTATATTGAACATGCCGGTATAGATGATGTAATGTCAGAATTTGAAGGATCATCAGATAAAGCAATGAGAGGTATTGAACAGGGTGTTATTAATACAATTAAAAATCGTTTAGATAAAGTTCATAAAAAGGACGATGCCATTAAAGAGTTTAAGAAAAAGAAGAAAGAAGATAAGGGTGGTTTAACAACCTTCATGTAAATTCATATGAAATTAATCGTAATTACCGATACGCACGCAGGTGCACGTAACGCTTCTGATGTGTTCCTAACTTATTTTGCTAAATTCTATAAAGATGTATTCTTTCCATATTGTAAAGAACATGATATAAAACACATTTTACATCTAGGCGACTTTTATGATAATCGTAAGACCATCAATTTTAAAGCGCTACATCATAATCGTAAACACTTCTTAGAACCTATGAGGGAACTGGGAATGACAATGGATATCATTCCAGGAAATCATGATGTAGTATATAAATCAACTAATGAGCTGTGTTCTTTAAAGGAGCTATTAGGTCATTTTATGAATA